GAACCTTAGCGCTTGACTAAACGCATCTACAAAGTCATCATGTTTAGCTTCAGGGAAAGCGCATAGCTCTCTAAGGAAAGGATCAATCCAAGTTCGCGGATACCCCCGTCGTTCTAAGCTTTCAGGAAGATAGACCAATCCACGTTCAACCATAGGGGCCACAATATTTAGTCGGGTAGCTTTGTCCGCCCTGCCTGGGTTATAAGAACGGATTGGTAACCAAGTTTGTTTCAAGTCTTGAATTAATGCAATGCCGCTAGACTTATCTTCAATCAATATTAAATCTACCTTTTTGCCGTTACCAAATTGGTCTGGATCACCATAGACTTCTTTAGCCTCTTCCTGAACCTTACTGCGGAGATCGGGATAAAGCATATGCTCGCTCCAGCAATCTATAAGCATCACCCTATTTCCCGAATCCGGACTTGGCCGAAAGACGCCAAGCACTACACAAGCAGTAGGGTCGTTTATAGTCTTATCTGAAGTTGCTACGTCATAACTTTGAACTACATAGCTAAATTCTGGGAAAGGTTTGTCAGCATCATAAATCTTAAACCAACTGCGTTTCATTAAACCCGCTTCTTCTGGATTTAATACCTCAGCATAAATTTCTTGCCTACCTTGTGTTGTGCCTTCATACTGCAATATTTGCTTTTGAAAGGTTGGGGCAAGGTTATGGATATTGTCATAGGTTGTTGCCGTAACATAAGCTACGTCATCTCCATCCCGCTCTAGTAAATTCATAATTAATTCTTTTGGCTTAGGCGTAGTGGTAGCTATTAAAGTAGGCTTAACACCAAGTCGCAAACCGAACTGAATCATGTCCCAACTTTCATCGAGGTATTCCCAAGCCGCCAATTCGTCTAACCAGCCATGATGAAATTGGGGACCACGGAAACGTCCAGGTTCAGATGCTGGAATGCCTTTAATTAAAGAACCATTAATTAAGTTTAGTTCCCCAAGGGAGCTTTTATAACCATTAGGAGCTATAATTTCATGTGGGATCACGTTCAGGATCCCTGACTCTCCTTCGAAGCAAACATCCCGTACGTCACCAGCTGTTGGGGCTGATACTAAGAACCGAATGCCTTCTTCTGCCCAAGCAGTCCACCAACAGTCTTCTGCAGCCGTTCTGGTTTTACCAGCACCACGACCTGCTAATAAAAGCCAAACGCTCCACCATTCTCCTTTTGGGCGAATTTGGTGCGGGTTTGCTTGTTCCAGCCATTCCATTCTTTTAAGCATTGCTTTGCGATGCGGCAAAGGCAATATATCTAGATTGGGAGCGTTATCAAGTTCCCGCTTAATAAGAGAGCTTAGGGTTTTATCCAATGTTGTGGAATTTTTCTACTTTGCGAACAAACTCTATAACATTTGCTGGGTTGTAATTTGGATCCGTAGTGGACAAAGTAATATTAAACAATTCTTGAATATCTGCAAAGCTCATTGGTTTTCTTTCTTTGCGTTCTAAAGCAATGCAATCTTCGGTGGTAAATGTTGTCATTTGTTTACTCCTTTTTAATGTTTTGGATTTTATCTTAAGTTATTGCAATGTATACCTAAGCTTTAATTAGGATGGAAAAACCCAGGAAAATCCGGGACCTACCATAACAGATACACTAGCGCCGTCGCCGAGTGGTGGTGACATTTTTAAAGATTTACCTAGGATCATTTCCGCACTAAGGAGCTTAGTAAGCTTTAATAAACTTTAATAGCTTTATCAATGGGAGCTTAGGGAGTTCGCGGTTATCAATTATCTGTTTCATTCTGCCGTTTAGTTAAGAGCTTATTCATTAACTCTTTAGCAAATGTTCCTGCTTCCTCGATCTCGATTGGGTTTCCGTTTGGTCCAGAGATTTCTTGAGCTTGGATTGCTTTACCATCCAAACGATCGGTAACTTCTTTGATTGCACCAAGATCACCTTTTTCCGCGAGATCTAATAGTTTATCAATAATCTTATCTAACTTTGCTGGATTCTGAACCACTTTCCTACGCAGTGCAGCAACGAAAGCACCACGAACCGCGGCATTTTCGTTTCCTTTCATAGCTTTAGAAAGTTTCGCGCTCTTTTCTTTAATCATAAGATTTCCTAACCTTTTTTAAATTCCACAGAAAAATCTGAAAATTTATTCTCAGTTCCTAAACATTTGTTACGAAACGGATTTTATCTCAACTTTTAAAACTTTGTACGGATTTTTTCAAACCACCGAATATTTTTTCTGCGCCCAAATTTTAGCCGAGTTTTATACGAATGAAACTGATTAAAAATCCGCAACTTTAAAAAACTTCTGCGTTGATTTGCAAGTTTAGTTTTTGCTTTGCGAGGTTTTAATTCTCTAAATAACATAAATAAACTTTCTAAACTTTATCATATTGTGAAATAAAAAAGTATATTTTCATTTCAATTTGTGATACAATTAAATTGTAGTAAAACCTAACTCAAAAAGGAAATCAAAATGAAACTCAATCAAATCCGTTTTAACTCTAAAAAATACTTTCCAATGTTTTTTGTTTTGGATGTTATTCTTTATTCTGCCATAGCTTTTACGGCTTATAAATTTTATATAGCTTAAATCAATTAGGGAGATTATTTAATCTCCCTAACTTTTAACCGAGGAAATTATGAAACAAACTGAAATTCAAACCCTTGCAAAATCTTTAGCTAATAGATTTTTTAATGATTTTGGTAAAGGAGTTTTAAATATAAACCGCGATTGGGCTCCAGAGTACATAGATTCAAAATTTACCAGTTCCGAACAAGTTGCTCAAATGGAAACTTTAGCTTTAAAAATCTTTGCGGAAAAACTTAAAACTATTTATCCTGTTCAAATTACATTCGATGTTGAATAAAAAGGACAAATCATGCAATATATTATTACTAAATATTTAAAACCTACAAACCACCAAGGAAGTAGGATAAAAGCTTTAACCTCTTTTGAAAGGGAAGCAATTACTATCCCCTATGATTATTCTTTAGATACAGAGCAAGCACATGCCAAAGCCGCTATGCAATTAGCCATGAAATTAGGTTGGAATGGAGAATATGCAGCCGGAGGTAATGAAATGGGTTATGTGTTTACTTACCTTGGCTCATCTAATTTATATTCCACGGACAATTATGAAGCTGAATGATGCTCCAGTCTCTATAGTTTGTTACTGCTCAGATTGTTACTGTTACTATCTAAGAAAGATAGTAACAGTAACAAATAACATTCTGAGTTTTGTTACCTGATTTGTTACGCGTAACAATCATCATATCCCATATAAACCTTTCCCTTTTTTCTGTATAAGTCCTTGATTTACAAGTGAATTCAACTCTTTTCGGATAGCTCCTTCCGATGCTCCATTTGTTACTAATCTTTCATAAATAACAGTTAGTAACAAATCCTGTTTTTCTTTCTCAAAAAGTTGCAGTAACAAATTCCTAACACTCATTTTAGCCTTATTTTCCTCGGAAACCGTTAGGTATTCTATCTGCTCTGTAATTAACGTTGTAATGTTTTCCGCAATATCAACTATTTTCATTTGGAGATTTAATGGCTCCGGAAGCATAGCATCTTTCATCTTAAAACCGATTAAAGTGGTTTCTAATGTTTCTCCATTACGTTTAACTTCGTACTGGCAATCTACTCCATTTTGCCAAGCAGAAGAACCACGAATCCTTGTGCCATCTTTTCCGCCATGATGTACTAAACTTACCGAGCAATTAAAAGTTTTAGTAATTTTTTCTAAATTACCTAAAGCTAAAGCAACTTCTTTGGACGAATTTTCATCCCCCGTAAAGTTGCGGTTTAATGTATCGAACACAATATATTTAGGAAACTGTGGCAAAGATTTACCGTATTCCAAAATGTTTTCTATTTCTTTAGGGTCTAAAATGTTCCGGCTTCCATCTGAAACATACAAAGGAAAATCTTCTTTAACTTGGTACTTTTGGCGCAAACCGGCAATTCTTCTTGCTATACCGTTTGATCCTTCTCCGCATACATATAATACTGGGCCTTGATTAACCGATTTGCCGTGCCATTCCAAACCAGCCGCAATGCAATAACATAGTTCCAAAGCAATAAACGATTTAAATGCTTGCGTATCACCCCAAATAATACTGAGCGTGTGTTCCTCAAAGAAATCTTGAACCATCCAATCAATTGGACCAAGTTTATTTTGCAAATCGTTTAGGGTAAACCAACGCTTTTTAAATTCCGCAGGCAAATGCACTTCAATATTGCCAGGAAGTTGTAATTTAACTTCATTAGCCATTTTAAACAATGTGGCTATAGTAACTTGCAGTCCAGTGTATTTACCTAAGCTTTCCCAAACTAACCGGCAATCTTGTTTACCTTTGTAATTAGCTGTAGCTTTGCTACTCCATTCATGAAATAAATCAAAACCTTGTTCTAATCCTTCAAACTCATTATGTAAAGCGCAAGCTATCTTTAGCCAATCTCCGCGGTTACAATCAGGATTTAATAAATTCAAAGCTGTTTGGATTTTTGGTAAAGGAGCAAAACTTGGGTCTGAATTTACTATTGCATTGCTTTCCGCAACTCTAAGCTTTTCAGGGCAAAACTCTTTCAGAAACTGTTTTATTTCGGTTTGACATACTTGTGGATCAGAAGTAGATTCTTGAACCACATTGCCACTGATTGTGAAATATCTGCCTTGTTCGTAGTATTCAATTGGCTTAGCATTAAAAGAAACGCCAATATCAGCATAAAAAATAAAGTGTAAACCTTTACCGGAAACACTGATCTCTATATAAGCTTTATGCTTAAACAGTTCTATAGCTTTTAGTGCTATAGCGTTATAAGTTCCGTTATCAATGCAATCATCAAGATCTAAACCAACTAGCAAATCTATAGACTTATCAAAGACAATCCCTACATTGCCTTGTATATCCTCGAACTTCTTGCGGTTATTAAAGTCTTGCCAAGGCACTGCAGGAATCTTTTTATCGCCTTCATGAAACCAAGGAATGAACCTTTTTTGGTTTTTAATATTATCGCTGATCATGTGGTATAATCCCGACTGATCTTCTTTTTGATCATTTGTTATTTCCTTTTTTGAATGGCTTCTCTAACCAGAAGCCATTTTTTTGTGCTCTAAAATTAGGTGAAGATCTCCCATCTAGCAAGTAGAAGTTGGATGCATTTAGGCTGGGCAGCTTAAACCGGAGATCTTCACTTAATTTATAAACTCATCCACGAGTTGGTCCAATATACCATAGTTTTTTAAAAAAGAATCCCAAACTTTGTCATATTGTGATAAAGTTTTTGTGACAAAGGGGGTTACAAATGAGGAATTAAGTGATACATTAACTATGTATTACATTAAAAGGAAACACAATAATGCATTTTGTAATGATGGCAATAGTTGCAATAGTGGTACTTTGGTATGCATGGGGGGCTATATTGCTTTCCTTAATAGCTATAACAAAGTACGTGGTGCAACACAAAGTTAAAGCTATGGCAATGTTAGTCGCAGCAATGGTGTTTTGCTTTGGCCCAACAGCACTAATTATCCAAAGCATATTAACAGTAGCACTATTTGGCTATACCGCTTACTGGTTGGTCAATAACTTCAACAATCCTAAAGGAGCATAACATGTATGGCTATTTAGTCGATCCAATAAAGAAGGCAGTAACGCAGGTAGAATACCACGACAATCTCAATGAACTTACTGATTGTCAAATATGCACTGCAGTAAGAATTACAGGAGCTGGGGATTACATCTTTATAGATGATGAAGGCTTATTTGTAGAAGATCAAAAGTTCTTTTATATAGTGCGGGAGGATTTAAACCTTAGCAAATCGGTGATGCTTGCTGGTAAAGGTTTAGTGCTAGCCACGGACGAAGAAG